TGGGTTAGCAGAGGTAAGGGTGGCGTTATCAAAGAAATAGACTGGCAGATCAAAGTAAACTCTAAGAGCGGCAGAAACATCAGCTTCTGAAGTACGAGCACTGTAGGCTGTAGCAGAAGGCGTGGAGCGTCTACCATCGCTTGTTGTTGCTATGACTCTGTAACCAAACCTTACATTACCATCACCAAACACATGAGTAGCCTGATAAACACCATCTGTAGTAATACCAACCACTTCCCACACTGCGTTAGCGGCAGGGCTTACAGGGTCACCTGTTGTCGGGTCGTCTGTAACAGGGGTGGCTTCTACGATATAACCATTAACAGTGACATCTTCATTAGCATTAGGTGCCCAAGAAATAACTGTTAGTCTCTCATCTAAGTCTGCTAATGCAGTTACAGATTCAGGTACACCTAAGTCAGCTTCTACAGCATCTCTGTTTTCTACTGCTTCAGGCGTGGTTAAGTGCCATCCATAGTCGTTTTTGTTAAACTCTATAGCTTTCAGTTCTACATTTAAATTGCTTTTTACTTTAGTCTCTACTATTTTGAGGTAAAGGCGGCTTCTAACTCCGTCTTTAAAACCAACACCTGCACCCTCATCTATTATCTCTAAGATATCCCCCGGTTCATACAAGAACCCTTTAGGTCTTAGTTCGAAAGAGTAAAGTGATTTTCTGCTTAAACTAATAAGGTTACCAGCAACAGATTTGGCATGATACTTATTGTTTACTCCTCTTATTGTTTCTGTATCGATAAGAGGTACGTTTACATCTTGAGCCAGCAGAGTGTTATATGCGTCTGAACCAGACTCAGGCGTTGTTACAGTGTCATCTGCAAAGTCTTTGTTTATGTTAGCAAATTTAACTGTCATTTGGTTAATACGATCAGTAGAATCAGGAAAGGCTATACTTACATCTTTTACTAATTCGCTTGGGGTAATAACACCTACCGATTGATCAATTTCAGCTGTAATAGAGTCAGGAACAACAATCTTCCAGTGCCCTGTAGGGGATCTAAAAAATTCAGTACCCGGCATTACTGCTAATATACTACCAATATTGTCTCTATGGTTAGAACCAGTACTTAATGCACCATTAAAAGTATAACGGGCTAAAGAAACTGGAAGTGAGCTACTTGTAAAAGCAACAGCGTTAGGGTTATAGTTTAGGTCTAAAGGACTGCTAAAATTGTAGTACTGTGTTCTTGCAGAATTATAGAAAGGTGTACCAGTAATAGTTACACCGTTTGTTTCCGATTCAAAAGGATAGTCTAGAGCCGCAACATCGTTGTCTGTTCCGTTTGCTGTACCTTGGACTATCTGATCGCAAATAACTGCAGAATTATAAAAAGACTCTAGATCAATATCATCAGTAACTGACCAACCTAGACCGTATGTAGTACTAGTTAAGTAATCCAGAAGCACATAAGCAGGATTACTAGAATACGCTCTTGAAGAACTTAAAGCATAAGTGTAATTCGGACTAGTCCCAGATCTTGCTACTGAGTATATTTTGTTACCTTTACAAAAATGCAAACAAGCTGGAACTCCAGAAAATTGAGGGTCATCTCTGTTTAATTTGTGTATATTAGTACTATGAGTTAAGCCTGTAAACTTAGAGGTAGAATTTATTTTAGTTGAAAAATTACCAGCTAGACTATTGTGAGTGTTATACTTCCATTGTATAAAGTTGTACCCAAACATTTCGCCAAGATTGGCAGGTAAGTCATCTGCCCACACTTCAGATACACTTTCAAACTCTCCAACCCCTAGCACAGATTGAGTCATTAAGTACTCATTCTTTTTACCAGTTTGAGGGCCACTTAAGGAACCATATTTGTTAGTAGTAGTGGTACTAGGTAAGTTGTTGCTAGTTGCAGTAAAGACTTGAATGCCTCCTACTGCTGTTTGTCCGTAAACAATATCTATTTCCTCGGCAGAGTTAGAAAACCTAACCTCTTGCCCTTTAGCCGCGTCCTCTGCGGCCTTCGCTTTCTTTCTTGCCATCATCGCAGTTGCTACAGAAACTGTAGTACTGATAATAAACAGAACCGTTGCTGTTTCTAATCCCATTTTAAATACTCCTTATGTTTTATTTCTTGCCCCACTTCAAAGCCGTATCTGCCGCAGTGTCATGAACATACCGCATAGATTGGTCAGTGGAATCATAACGTTGTTGGGACTCAGGTGTGGTCATTCGTGGGTTAGACGAATTAAGCTGAGTGAGCTGACCAGTAAAACCTACTTTGCATACATAACCGTCACGCTGTTTACTCCATTCGAGATTAGAGCTTTGGCCTTTGTACACGTTCATTAGTTCGCTTAAGAGTTGTCCAGATGTAGGGTCTATAAAACCAAGCTCTACGGTTAAGGGAACACCCGCTGGGTTGTTACCAAACCTGTCTCTCATTGCATAATCGTTATCAGAAAAAGATACCATATACCTATCCCTAGTTACGGAAGATTGTACGTTAGGTGCTGTTACTGATAGTAAATTGTCAGACGAAGAAAATGTTCTACCGTCTACTGTTACATCTCTAGGGGCTTCTGTAATTAACAAAGAACCACTGTTTGTAGCAGGGAAATCTAAAGTTAAAAAGGAAACAGCAATAAGATTATAATCTGATAAAGCGTTTTCAATTTGAGTACTAACTGAAATCATTGTTGATATCTCCTTATGAATATTGAAATAAAGACATCTTGATCTGTATCTTTGTCAAGTGTCCATTTGTGCTGATCGAATTCAAATCCCATCAGCCTTAAAAATCTTTGGTGTTTTAAATCGTCTTTAAAAGCGATTCCGTAAGCATCAATCTTCCATTGCATTTGCAACTCATCAATTTTATCCCTACATGCTTTAATTACTGTTTTAGTAGGGTTATTTATCTCACAGTGAGCAATGCACATCGCTACCTGATTAAACTCAATAGATATCCCATAGTCTTCATCAAGGTACAGTATCTTACCTTTGCCTTTTAATTTGTCAGTATTTTTCATTTTATCCTCTTATAAAAAGGATGGAGACCCCTTACAGGGCCTCTATCACTTCTAGTGTAGCAGTAGTCATTATACCGCCTTCATATGTTACACCTTCTGTACCGTTTTCAGCATAATATACTGTAATATCAGGGTTGACATCAATAGTGGTGCTATTAGTAACAGGTGTTACTAGGGGAGGAAATATCTTAACAGCAGTATTGCTTGTAGATAAATTTGCCTCATCTATAACCTGATAAATTTTATTACCTGAACTGACCTTAATAAAAAGACCAGCAGGTAATTTAGCAGTACCAGAGTTAAGTGACATATTCAAAATACCGTGAGCACCAAATACACTACTGGTGTTGGTAGCCCCGGCTACAGTAGTACCATTAATGGCATTACTATCTAAGCTAGGGTCTGCCGTTACACCAATATGTTGTGGCATTGTCATGGTAAAAGGACGGTGAAGACCAAACATAGACCGATGCACACTGAGTCTTGCTCCGTGATTATCAGACGCTGTTGTGCCTTTGTTGTTGGAAGGGGCGAGAGTTATTTTCAACTCCCACCTTTGAGCGCCATTAGATACTGTTTGAGTCTTGAGATTAAGAGTCTCAGACCTAGAGATCCTTTCGTAGCTGTTTATTTCCAACGGAGTTGTGTAGCTTAGTCCTTCGAATGCATTAGCCATTTAATACTCCTCGTTCTCTGAAGTTTCCTTCAACTTGTTGTGATAGTTCATTGCCCATATCGCGTACTGCTTTACGGGTAGCTTCAGTTACATCGCCAGTTACTTGTAGGTTTACAGTAGTAGAACCTTTTTGAGAAGGAGCTACACCTGACATACGTTTAGTTTGAGACTCCATAGACATAACAGGCAGATTGTTTCCTACCTGACCACCAGTAGAGAACCTACCTATGTCAGAACCATCGTTAATGGCTTTAATTAGAGCACCATGACGCTTAGTTGCCTTAGCGTTAATAACATACTCACCATTAGAAAGCATAGCAGGAATACTATCGCTAGTACCTGTACCTGCGCCGCTTACGTAACCGCCTGTAGAGAAGAAGCTAAAGCCCGAAGTCATAGAAGCAGTCATTGCTGCCGATGCTAGTTGCATAAGAGCACCAGTTGCCAAAGACAATGCAGTAGTGAAACCCAAGGTTGTAGTAGCCGCAGTAGCTGTAGTGCCAGAAGCAACAGCAGTAGCTGTACCAAAACCAAGTGCAGAAGCAATAGAACTACCTACACTACCAAGCCAACCGAGTATACCAGCATCTGCTTGTGCAACACTTCCTGTGAGCTTTTCTAATCCCTTAGCGGGTAGTTCAGTAAGCCCCTCTCCTTCTCCTTTTGTAGAGGAAGGTACACCAGTAACTGCACTACCAAAAGCATCATCTAAACCAAAGCCATCTCCGGCTTTACCCATGATGCTATCTAAGAAATTATTAACACCAGAATCTATAATCTTAGATGCTAAATCTTCTAGAAAACCTATAAAAGCATCTTTTACAGAAGAAGTTCCTTTTAAAACATCTGAAAAAGTGGTTTGTAGAGAGTCTCTAAAACCTTGGGATAATGCTCTTCCCTCTTCTAGTTTCTCATTAATACGAGAGAAGCTTTGAGCGGCGGCTTCCATCTTAAGCATTTCTTCTTCGGTGATAATAGGTTGAGCACTAATGGTTGCTATCGTGTCAGCTAAGCTGGACATAGTCTCTTGAATAGGGTCTGCAAGCGACTTAAGTTGAGTAAAAGTTCCACTAAATCCTGCGTCTTGTAAGGACTCAAAACTTTTAGACACATCAATTCTTTTAGCCGGTTTTTCAGCCTCCCTTCTTGCTTTGAGTATATCTCTGTATTTTTGAAGCTCTTCATCAGACATTCTTAAGATTTCTCTTTTAGAAAATCCAAACTCTCTAACAGTGTCAACTAACTCTTTCTCTATGGATAGCTGTTTAGACGCGTTATCTCTTATTTCTTGAACTTGTCTCTTAATGTCTTGCTCTTGCTCAAGGGTGATTTCAGTTGCCTTACTAAGTTTATCTTTTAATTCAGCTAATTTTTCACTAGCCTTAGTAATCTTTGCGGCAGTACTGGCTCTTAAACCTATAAAAGTATCATCATCTGCTTCTATGTTTAAATCAGATAAAAAGCCTTTTATCTTAGTAAAAGAACCCTTGACTTTTTTCACAGAAGTTTCAAAACCATTACTAATATCAATCGAATCAAACTTTGATTGTATACTTGCAATTGCTTGTGCGCTTTCTTGTTTCATTTCTTCTAAGCTAAGAATCCCTGTATCTATACCTGAATCAGTTATCTTAACATTAAAAGCATCTATATACTCTTGGGCTGACATGTTAGCGCTGTAGACAATTTCATCTGAAGGGGTAGTAACTGTAGCTACTTTCACTTCAGCATTCATTTCATCATCAGCATCATCAAACAAACCTTTGATGTCTTTTTTAACATTGTCTACCTTTTCACCAAAAGAGTCGCCTTCTCCGAACAAATAAACACCTACAGCACCAATAGCAGAAACACCCGCAACAACAGCGGCAATAGTTAAGAATATAGGATGTGCAAGCAACGCGGTAAGTGCAGTAAATGCGGTTGCTACAGCGGCTTTTACAGATACCGCTAGAGCAGTAAAAGTAGCGCCTAAACCTCCAGCAAGAACAGTACCAACAGCGGCTAATCTTATACCTATAGCCGTCATCAATCCAGATAAAGTAGCAATTGTGCTAGCTACAAAAGCTTTTGAAGCAAAAATAACTGAAGCATAAGCCGTACTAAATGATGTTGTAAGAAACACAGAAGTTACAAAATAAGCGTTTCTAAGAGCAGCCATAATTGCAATAACAGGCTTAGTGCTAGAAATCAAACTTCCTGCCCACTTAGCTACAAAAACAGTTCCGGCTAGTATCTCTTTACCAAAGAACGCCAGCCCTTTCTTACCAAAAACAAGGAAAGAAAAGACACCTATACCAGCTAAACCTGATAAGGTTTTATTTGTAATTGTGTCTATACCTGCAATAATATTAGCAATAATAGGGCCAATTACCGGAATTCCTGATAGAAAACCTTGTACTACCCCAACTACAAAACCGCCTACTATTTTAGCAATCTCAGGTAATGAAGCAACAAAAGCAACAAGAAACTCACCAGTAATTTTACCTGCATTCTTAAACACAGTATTAAGGTCAGTTTCAAATGTTCCTAAAGCTCTTTCAGTTCCTTCTCTAAATTGTTCTGCAATTATTACAGCTAAACCTAAAAATGCTATACTAGAAAAACCCAAAACAGCAGTGATTGCGGCTCCCATTACTAACAACAACCCTCTCTTTATAGAGTCACTAGCATTAACTATAGCTGTTTTAATAGATTCCCCTAATGCTTTAAAATCTTCTGCTGTAGGAAGGTTTACCTCTAACTTTTTAGTAAAAACACTTTGCAGAGTAAGCAAGGTTGCAGTAAGAGGAGCTACTAAAGCTAGCATTGCTTTTAAAGCAATTTTAACTTCGGTAGATAACTCACTAAAACGATTAGCTACTGCTTCTGCAAAGTCAGAGATTGGTTTTAAAGCGTCTTTTAATTTGTAAGACCAATCTATTACCCCTTTAACCAAATCTGGCCAGTAAGAATTTCCTACAACTGCGATGTATAAATCGTAAAAATATTTCTTTACTTTACCTGCAAAATCAGCAATAGGTTCTAAAGCGTTATTAATTTTCTTAGAAAAGAAAACCACACCATTAGCAATCCTTTGTATACTTATTGCAATAGACTCAAAAGAGGGTATTACAGTTCTTAATGTTTGGCCTATGCTTCTCATTCTGTTTTGCAATGATTCTACTAGCGTAAATTCTTGGTTAAGGCTTAAACCTTCTGAAATAGATTTACCTAGGTATACAAAAGAAGCACCTAAAGCTGAAACGGAGTTAGCCACCGGACTAAGTGCGTTTAAAAATTCACCTACACTTTGTAAACTATTTTCAAAACTTATAGCCATAGGGCGGGCTATTTTATTTAGGCTAATACCTACATTTTGGAGTTTTCTAGTTACACTTGTAGATAGCCCTACAACTTGGTCAAACTCATTTATAATCCTACCAAAACCTGTACTAAAAACTGTAGCGGCTTGTGCAAAGGTTACTGGTACTCTTTGAAATTCTTCATCAATGGCCGAACCTTGGTTCTTTAATGCATTAATAACAGCTTCTGCGTTTAGTTTACCTTCTTGGGCAAATTGGCGTAATTGTCCAATTGTGATACCCATCCCTCTTGCAATAGCTTGAGCTACAGCAGGGGTTTGCTCCATTACGGAGTTTAATTCTTGCCCTCTTAGAGCACCAGCGGCAAGGCCCTGACCTAGCTGCACAATAGCGGCATTAGCGGATTCAGCTGATGAACCAGAAATAGTGATAGCTTTAGCGATAGAACGAGTTACATCAATAACTGTTTCTTGTTCTACACCTAGTCTAGCGGTTGCTCTACCAATTCTAGAATAAAGATCTGCCAAGCTTTCTTGGCTACCTCTAGTCTCTATGGCGATTTTATTTATTTGTCTGAAGGCGTATTCTTGATCAAACAAAGATTTGTTAGTCAAGGCAATACGAGCTTCTAGTCTTCGATAAGAATCAGTGATACCTGTGATTGCAGATCCTGTTCCTATTGCCGCGAATGCCGCCGCTGTTCCAATCGCAAGTCTTTTAATACTTTGTGCGGAACGTTTAGTGGTTCTGTCTATATTCTCTACCGATTTATTTAACTTGCTCAAGTCTTGTTGAGCTTGTCTGGAGTCTGACCTTACTTTTAATTCAATAGCCAAAACGGTATCTCCTTTATTAGACGATTAAGTTATTACTTGAACAGCAACACCTTTAGGGTTAAAATACCTGAACACTGTTCCTTCAATGAAGCGTGCAGGTGCTTGATTGGAGCGCCCCATATTCAGATCTTGAATATAAGGCACACCGTTTGATAAGTACAATGTATCGTACTGAGATTTACTTGGAGGTAGCAAAGGAGCGGGAGAAAAAACACCTTTTCCCACATCTCTTACTTCTCCGCTATTAGCTGATATCGACCACGAACTACGAGCACGTCCGGTCTGAATAGGAGTAACTAGTTGCAAAGAAGCCAATGCCTGTAATGCATTAATCCTAAGTGACTGATTTACTGCTAATGTTACTTCTTGTTCTAGAGATTCAAACTCTTTTTCTACATTATTAAGTGTTATAGAAAGCTTACCACTCACTTTTAATTCCCTCCTATTTTTGAAGCTAATATTGAGCCAAACGCAGATCTTCTTAAAGATTGATTAGAAGCTTCTTGGTCTGACTTTTCCCCTTCCCACTTATCTAGTTGAGATAAAGAAGGGAATATATCTTTAGATTTTATTTTAGCACCCTGAGCTTGCATAATGAGACCAGCACGGTTGTCATCTCTCCAGCCAATAGGTCTAGCTTCAAGATACTTACCCCACATTACTAACTCCTCTTGAGGCATTTCATCCATAAGCTGGTACATAGGGATTCCTAAATGAAATGCCAAATCATACAGAAAGAGATCTTCCTGACTTATACGTTTCCCATATCACCATTAGAAACACTCATAATCTCTTCTGAGAGCTTAGTTAGCTCGGATACTGGAAAGCCATCAAAGTCTTCATCAGTCATGTCTTCTGCATCAACAACAGCTAGACGAAGTACAAATCGAAGAATTTCTAGTTGATCACCATCTTCCGTTTGCTCTTTTGACTTTGCTTCGATAGCGCGAATGTCACCTACAGTCAGTACTCTGATCTCTACGGTGTCATCCATGAATTTTACTTGTTTGGTTAATTTCTTACCGATAAATTTTTTCATTGTGTTAATTCCTTATTAAATTATTTATTAGGTGTTTCAGGGTTAAATAGATGTTCGTTATGTTTTTCAAAGTCTTCAATCATTTGGTGCATAGTGTGTAATACACCAAGAGTATCGAATACTTCTTTGTGTTTGTCAGAACCGGGTTCAAAGTCTTTAAAACGTTCGAAGGTTCTACGGATGCTAAAGTCGATATCTTTATGTATGTTACGAGTAGTTACTTGTAGCACGAAAGATTTGTCGAATGGTTTAGAATCTGACATAGTATATTCCTTATTCGGTTATAGTTAAGAGCGAAGAGGGCACCGAAGTACCCCCCTTGCTGGGTTGTAGCTTATACTAGCTGGTTGTAAACACCGGGGTTAGACGAAGGTGAAGAAGCAGCATCTACTAGAGAAACTGGGCCAGTGAAGTCGCCTTCAATAGTCAGAGACATAGTAGCTTGGTTAGCATCGGTCAGACCGGGAGTGATTTCTAGAGAAGCGATTTTACCTAGGAAGTAGAAATCGTCAAAAGAATTCTGTACAGAAGCAACAGCGATGCCGCTAGACAAGGCTAGATCAGAATCAGCGATGCGCACACGGAAAACCAATGAAGTAGAGTTTCTGCGTAGAGTGTCAAGAGCACCGTGCTCAGATGGGATGTAGTTAACAGTGAAGTCCAGAGAAGGAGCATCAGACTGACCAGCAACCTGAGAAGAAGTAGCTTGACCGTAAACAGGAACGTTTACAACGTTAGCAGGAGTACCCAAAGATGGGAATTCACGAACATTACCAACACCTTTAGGAGCAGGCTGATCAGAAGTTGCAGAAGCAACGCCTTCAACAGAAGCTAATAGGTTGTTAGAAGGAGCAGTTGTGAAGTAAGTAGCCATATCATCTACTGTAGATGCAGAAGTGATAACACCAGCGGCGGCGTTGGCAGGATTTTCGCGGTATGCTAGAGTAGTAAACTTACCAGCAGATAGACTTGAAATATGAGCCATTTTATTTAATCCTTTTAGATTAGTTAAAGAGTTTAAAGCTAACTGTGTAGTCAGCCCGGAAAAGAGCAGGGTTAGCCTTATCTTTTCCAATTATGTTTATTGCACTAGAACCAGTGCTAGTCCCATTTACAAAGTGTTTAGCTTGAAAATAGGAATCAAGAATGCCAGCTACAGCTAACACTCTTGCCATACCTTGTCCAGCAGGAACATAAATCTGAATAATGATTTGGCCTTCTATTCCAGAGAAGTTTCCAAACGCATCTTCACCACTACTTGGTAGAAGTTCAAGCTTAACGAACTCCTTTGCTCCTATTTCCCCTTCAAAGTTACCGGGGTAGGCCGCAATACTTTCAGCTTTCCATGCTGTAGTAGAGAATACAGATTCAACATCCAACTGTAATTTAATATACTTAGACATAGCTTATACCTCCGTTACTACTAGTTGTACCAGAGCTATATCTTTTGTATAAGATACAATGGTGTGGGTTATTGAGTCAAAAGTAATTGTATCGTAAACACTAGGGTCTATGATGTCCTTGCTTTTAGCAATGAGATATTTTTGTGTAACAGTAACACCTTCATTGTTTGTTTCTAATTTAGTTTCTTCTAGAATTACCTTTACTGTAGTTGTAGTAATACTTGATGTTATTGTCGAACCAGAGGTTAGGTTGCCGAACCCATCAACCTCCGGAAAGGTGTATTTTTCAGATGAAGAATTAGCAAGCACAGCTTCAAACGCTAAATCTCCAGCAGAAGAAAACGCAACATCAACAGAAGAGGATATTAAGTTTTTGTAAGACATTAGAAACCACCTAAGACACGGTGTCTCCTAGTCTTTATCATCCCAGATAGGATTTTTCGAATACGCCTAGGGAGTAAAGCTACTCCTCTAATGTTATCCAATTTTAAAGATCCTAACTTGAGATTCTTAACACTAGATGAGCTGTTAAGGATGTCCTTGTTAGACAACAAATGAAGTGCAAGCTCATATGTTGCTTTCCTGAGTAGCCTAATATCTCGGCTCACAGACTGCTCTGTTTCAATAGTAGTGACAAACGTGTACGTGCTAAACGATTGTTTTACGCCTCTTGAAGAGTCAGCCCAAAAACCTGATCGGGGCCAAGACAAAGCACCATCAGGAACACCAGCTACCCCTTCCCAATCTTGCTGATCGAGCATAGAGGTGGCGGCTATTAAAGCTTTCTTACATTGTGCGGTTGAAACAAACCAGTCTTCAGAATCTAAACGATCGTTAAAGTACGCATTTGCTTCTTCCAGTGTTACATAGGAGTTGTCACCTTTAATCAGTGCCATGTGTTTCTCCTTGTCTTTGAGTTAAGTTGTAAGGGCCACGAATGACCCTCTTTAAGTTTAGTTGACTAGGTAAACCGTCTTTAGGTTAGAGATTTAGTATTTGTGTAAGTTTGTTAGAGAACTCGTAATGTAACACTAAAGTTAGTTATACCACCTAGAACATTAGCCCCCTTACAAGCTATGATATAATCATCACTAGAACCTGTATAAGCAGGCGCTGTACCATTAAACACGCCAGTTATTTGGTTAAGAACCGCCCAAGAAGGGGCGTTTGTTTCCCCATATTGGTTTACAATATTACTGTTGGTATCCAAGGCAATTTGAACGTTGAAAGACTGACCTTCAGTTATCGAAATAACCTGATCACTAATATCTGGAGCAAAAGCCACAATAGGTTGTGGCCCTTGAACATATAAAGATTGAGCTGTATCACCAAAAGGTAACAGAGTCTCATTAGACTGTATACTTAGTATACGATTGCTGTTAATCCAGCTCATTTTATGCTCCTTTGTTTAAATTAATGTTTTGGATACCTTGTTGTTATAACAAAGTATTATAGAATTAGTAAGAGTACGACCCCTAGTATTCTAAGGGTCTCTCTCTCTTTTATATTTTATTTGTAGCTTCTAGTAAGGTTTCATTTCTTCAAGCGTAGTAACCATGTAGTCTGGTATTGACCACTCTGTTTCACCTGCTTCTTTTAATGCGTGATAGTGATCTCTTAGCAAAAGAAGAACTATACCAACATAATCACTATGCTCACCTAAAAGAGCCGCATTAGTCTGTCTTATTTGCGGGGCATAGTTATAGATAGCTGCTTGACAATCTGATTTCATGCTCATAAGTTCACCGAATTTTGACTAGCAGTAGCCATTCCTGTAACTGTTTTAATTGTAGTCCAGTTAGTGCCATCATTAGAACCTTGAATAGTTGCTGTTGGTGAGTGATAGTTATTAGAGCGATACCAGCCTATAAGCACACTCCTAACAGCTACCGGACTGTCTGTATTTTGATCTATCCTAAGCCATTGGCTAGGAACTGCACTACTAGAAAGCCCCAACATCCACCAACCTTGATTCTGGCTAACGTTTCCCGGATAAGTATAGTAATAACTAAAGCTATAACCAGTGTAAGAAGCGCCATCTAAAGTTGCAGTAATTTGTGAACTATTATTCGAGTCACTGCCATTTAATTCATTGTATATTGCAAACCTAGTCATGAAGGGAGCAGTTCCATACTGAAAAAAACCTGTAAGTCTTATATATCTATACAAAGCGCCACCAACATCGACAGCAACGTCAGCACCAAGACTTTCATTTACCCCTGTATAATTTGCTGTAACGGTGCAAGTTTGTGTGCCAGTAAAAGCAGTACCGCCAACACCTAAAGTAAGAGTTCCGTTGCTGTCTGTATGTGTCACAACTGTGCTACCAATTTTAACAACGTAGGTAGGGGTAGACGAATAGTCACTGTGATTTGTTACGGTTATTTCCCTGTCATTAGAACTTGTGACTGTAGGGGTTGCGGCTTTATCAGTTATCCCCATGCTTAAAGAGGCGGGCGCTGAAAACAACTTACCTACTCCAGTTTCGCTAACGGTCACTGTGACTGTGACTGTGGCTGTTGTGCTTAAATTTATCAGAGTAATAACATTACTTGCTATAGTGTGCTGGATAACCGCGTCACCTAGCTTAACTATATATACAGGACCAATGTAGCTAGAGTGGTTAGTTACAGTTATTTCATTTAATTCAGAAGAAGATACAGTCGGCGTAGCAGAAATATATTCATTACCTAAACCACCACCAATAGATCCCCACTCTGTCGTGTAGCCTTCAAACTCACCAGTAGTAGAGTTATAACGTAGATCACCAGCTTCACCTGTAGGTCTTTGCCCTGTAGCACCCACGGGCAGCTTCATAGCCCCATGAGCAGTCTTCTGTGGGATAGTATCGTCAGTCATTCTTGACGTTATTTTAGTTAAAGCCATGATTTTTCCTTGTTTGTAAGTAAGAGTACGACCCCTAGTATTCTAAGGGTCTCTCTTTTATATTTTATTTGTAGCTTCTAGTAAGGCTTATCTGCGTCTAATACTGCCTTCAAGTCTTCTGGTATAGACCACGTTGTTGCACCTTCTGCTTTCAACTTTTGATAGTTAGATGTTAATACCGTAATAACCATACCAACATAGTCTTGATACAAGCCTGTAATTGACGCAGTGTTTTGACGTTCCAGAGAAGCATATTCGTAAATAGAGGCTTTACATTCTTCTTTTAATTCCATTCGGCTGTCCTATTAAATGTTTGAATTGCAGTTCTAGCACTAACTAGTACAGCGCTACTTCCTGTTACGCCACCAGTGCCAAAAATAGCTACTTCAGTCCACGTTGAGTTATCATCGGATCTTTCTAGGATCATCTTTGATGCCCCAAAGTAAGTCGCGTTGCCAGCAAACCCTATCTTAATTGAGTTAATATCAACAGTAGATGACATGTCAATCCTTATCCAATCAGTAGCACCAAGATAGGGGCTATCAGCGTACCAATTAGAATTAAGGGCTGCACTAATAGCGTTAGTAGCGGTAGTGCTTCCACCTTCTCTATTAGCGCTATACTGGCTGGTTGAAGTAGCCGTAGTGCCTGTACCGTTTGCTCCTGTATATACATTAAAGTGACCTACTCTTAGACCAATAGTGCCTTGGACAACCCAACCAGTTAGTCTCCAGTAACGTGCTGATTTTAATTCCAACGTGACTGTAAGTGCTGACGAATTGTTTGAAAATAATTTGCCTGCTCCTACTTCAGTAGCTACAACAGTTACGGAAACTGAGCCTGCTGTCGTTGGCTGTAAAGTAATATCCCCACCCTCTTCCAGATGAGGAAATAAGGTGCTTCCTTGATAAACTTTATAAGTAACATTCGTATAATCAGAGTGGTTAGTTACAGTTATTTTATTTGCTTCAGAAGAAGATATAGTAGGGGTAGCAGAAATGTATTCATCACTTGTACCACCAATAGAACCCCACTCAGTACTATAACCTTCAAACCCACCAGTAGTATAGT